AACTGTTGACTCTGTGAAATATGATGTTCTTAGAGTTACCAATTTTTCTGCAAATTCTTCATCAGTATTAAAATCAACGCTCTCTGCGAGTGTTTTCATTTTTTCTACTTGTGTCTGCGTTAGGCCTTCACATACTGCATGTATAGCCTCTGATTTTTTATGTTCATTCAATTCTTTGCGTAGTTCTACGGCTGATTGGATTTGTTCATTGATATCATTTTCCAATTCTTGAACTTTGGTTGTCAATTCTTCAACAACGTCCACTTTATCTTCTGGAATATCAATGTAATGTTCGATGAACAAGTTACGTAGACCAGACATGAAGTCTTCTACGATTTCGGAACGCAAACCTTGTTCAATTGCCAATGCGTTTTCTTTAACCCATTCTTCAGCCATATAACCAATATAATCATCCAACTTAACGGACAATTCTTCTTTAACTTGTTCGATAGCGCTTTCAAATTCTTCAAACAAAGCTTCTTCAACTTCTTCCATCAATGCTGATGAACGAGCAATAACTGCTGCTTCAAAAATTGTAGCTGCTTTTTCTTTGAATTCTTCTGAAAGGTCTTGGTCAGAAAGAAGTGCTGAAACGTCAGCTTCAATATCTTCCTTCATTTTTTGTTTTTTCATCATGGACTTAATCATCTTCTTGTCTTCAGCTTCGTCTTCGTGTCCTTTTTCTTCCTTTTCTTTTTCTTCTGCAACAATTTCTTCTGCATAAGATTGGAATGTGGCACCTGGGTTAGCGTGGAAAGTTTGTTTAGCTAATTTAGCCTTAACACGGTCACGAATAGAAGAATAATCTGTTGCGTCAGCTTGAGCAACTTCATTTTCTGCACCTTGAGTTTGACCTGGTTGACCAGTCAACTTAGAACCAGCTTCTGCACCTACTGGAGGTGTTGCACCTGGAGGCATTGCGCTTGGTGTACCTTTTGTGTAGTCACCAGCTTGGTCGTCTTTCTTATCAACAACACCAGCAACTTCACCAACATCTTTTTGGCCTGTTACAACCGATGTAGGTAATTTAGATGGACCATTTTGGCCACTACGCTTTGAAGAAATGTTGGAATCAAAAGTTTCCTTTGATCCTTCATTCATCAAAATAGACTTAGCGGCTTCTGACAGATTTAGTTTTCCCATTTTGAGAATCTCCTTGATTTTTATATTGGATATTTATAATTAAAGTTTTTTGATGAGGTTTTCAAACAACTTTAGACTTACTGATTCAATTTCTTTACGAGAAGCTTGACGAACTTCTGTTCTCGCTTCTTCAAATTGTTGTTCCGTCCAGATGCCATTTACCATCACCCACTCTTTACCTTCCATGATACCTTGCACAAAAGCGCCTGGTGCAGAAGGGTCTGCTACAATATCTGCCGCTGTGGCCAGATGAAAGTCTCCCTGAACAACATTGATGCCATTCTCCATTTTCAGTGAACCCATACCACGTGATGACACGCCGAGTTGAGCTCCACCTTCAATAAGATTTCTAGCAATATTGCCCATTGGTGTTTCGAGAATTTTAGCTTTGCCTATCCATGCATTACCTTCTTGACGTAGGCCAACAATTAAGTGTGACACACGGTCTAAGTTAATGGATGGTGTGTCTGGATGACCCAGTTCACCAAAGGCACGATTTTTAGATACATATTCTTCAGCATAACGATTAACCTCTTTACGCATAGTTTCTTCTTTATACATGCGTTTATTACGGTTAACAGTTTCTGCAACAAGAAAAGGTCCCTCAATGAAAAGGGTTTTCTTGCCGTCTTTTTCTTCTGTGATGTAATTTACCGATTCGGTAAGTTCTTTAATTAGTTTCATTTGTAATCCTTTTAAGGACGAACACCAAAAGGTGGATAGTTGAACGCTGCAGGATCATTAAATTGTCCACGTTGATAGTGTGCATTGTCTTTACGGAATTCAATGACGATTGTGTAACTTGCATTAGCCGTTTGGCCACGACTGCATATTGCAATATCTCCATTGTTATTTGCTGATACTGTTGGATTTTTTATTGTAATCCAATTTCCGTTTCCATCATATTCGCCATTGCCTTGCATAAACATAATTGGAACACCAGCATTTGCCAATGGACTAGCTGTGTTGGCACAATACAATTGAATGTCGCCTGTCGCAGTATCAGTATCATACCAAAGTCGGTGTATGGTAAGACCATAATAAGACAATGGTCCTGTATTTGCGGTCGAAGATAATAGATTTGCCTTAGAACTGTCTAATGCACCATAAAGTGTGTTTGCTGCAATTCTAGCTGTATTATTTTCTTGGCCACTACCGTCAAATTCACCTGTCAATTTAATGATTGCGTGTTGTGTATCATCTTTTAATACTTGATATGAAAATTTGTTTGCCATTTTTTATCCTATTATTGTTCTGGTGTAACTGCTTCATCTTCAGCGGTTGCCATTGGGTCCTGTTGACTAAACATATTTTTTGCAACTTCCATTTTCTTTGCTTCAATATGAGCCATTACTTTATCTTGCAAATTTGAATAGAAAGCGTTACGCATTTCCATTGCTTGGTCGTTTTCTGCGTAGTCGATAATTTGTCTTGTGTCCATTATTTTCTCCTGATGAAATATTTATAATATACGTTTTAATTTTGCGAAAGTATTATCTTCCAACTTCAAATCACCTTTTATTGATTCACTTTTTGGTTTAGATTTCTCTTTTGGTTTACTCGAAGAACTATTGGTATTTGATCCGTTTGACTGTGCAGGTTGATTTGTATCCGCAGGCATAGCTTTCGCCATAGCTACCTGGTTTTCCATATCAACTTGTCCCACCATTTGTTGTTGTGCAACTTGATTGGTTACTTCAACTGGCAATCCATTACCTTCTGCTTTTTCTTCTTCAATTTCTTGCTGCATTTCTTCAATTTCATCATCATTCATACGCAATACATTTCGTTGAATCCATGCTTGAGAGAAATAACGACCTGTATATGGATCAACAGATGCCAATAATTGCAATCTATTGGTCATTAATTCTGCATCTTTTAATTCTGAGAAATTATTATCTTTAATAAAGTCGTAATGAATGTTCTCTTTAATTAAATCCCACTCATCAGCAGTACAAATGCCTTTCAATACACATTGAATACGTAAAGCCTGATTAAATACTTCTGAAAATTTATTGCGTAAACGATCCACAAATTTGGCAAATTTCAATTCGTCACGAGTAATTTCACCAGTTCTACCTAATGAAAAACCAGAAGTCTCAGGATTCAACCTTGAAACCGGAACACATAAAGCTTTAAACAATTTCTTTTCAAAATACTTAACATCTTCTAGTTCACCTAGATTTTGTCCACCTGGTAATGTAGTGATTTCCGTACCTTTACCACCTTCACGGCGAGGTAACCAGAAATCTTCCATCATGGATAGATGTTTACGATCATCACGAATCTCACCTGTGTTGGCATCATATACCAACTTGTTTTTATACTTAACCATAATATCACGTAGATATTGTTCAGCTTTTAATTTTGGTAAGTTACCAACATCAATGTAGAAAATACGGCGTTCAGGAGCACGAGATATACGATAGATAACAGTGGCATCCTCAATCATTCTTAATTGATTGAGTGGCTTTATTGCTTTGTGCAAATACGAAAGAACAACCGCTCTACGAGAGTCCATAAGACCAGAAACGACAGAAACAATAGAGTCTGTTGTAATTCGGACACCAACAGGACCAAAATTAGAACTAGAACCAGTAACAACCTTATCATTGTAAATATAGTATTCATTGACAACTTTCATCACTTCCGCACCAGTGCGTTCATCTTTTTGTTTCTTCATTTCACGGACCTTACGCAATCTACGTGGGTCGATATAACGAAGTTCTTTAACACCTTCGGTTGGTTTTTCACGGTCAATAATTACATGATAGTAAATGCGGCCGTCTACATAAAACCTACGGAAAATATCTTGTGCCATATGTTGGTAATTCATCAAACGCAAAATGGTTTGGAATTCCGCCTTAATGGCATTTTTAATTTTATCTGGCTGTTGTAAGTTGTCCAGAACAATTTCTATTGTTTTGCCATCGTCATCCTGGCAAATTGCTTCATTAACTATGTCATCTATCGCAGATTCAATTTCTGGCTGCATAGCCATTTCACGGTAACGAGAAATGAGTTCTACCTCATTTTTTGCTGTACCATCTAGGTCAACATATGTACCATAATAAGCGGCAGATGTAATAGTTAATGCGCCGTCATCCTGAGATGGTGGCGTAAAAGATTGTTGCGTTGCTTGTTTGTCCTCGTCTTGTTCACGAGAAATAGTAAAACCAAACAGCGAAAATTTATTAGGTGTTGCCATATTACTTTATTTAAATAACAAATTCAAAAAAACATATAGGGGGCCGAAGCCCCCATATTATCAATAAGTTGTGTCTGATTCCCACCATTGATATGCAAATGTTACTGCATATTCTTCAATGGAATCATTTGAACCCCAATCTAAATCAATTGGTGCCAAATCTTGTGGGAACAATCCTACAAATTTATATTTCTTTAGTGTATCTCCAGCTTTACCGAATTGAGTTACTTCGGCATCCACGGAGTACTGAGAAATATTTGTTGCATTGGCTGCACGAACATTCGTTGAATGACTATTTAGAGCATTCATCCACGACTCTATAGAATTACGAATTGTAAAATCTTCATCGTTGATGATTGTTAATGTCCAATCTGGGAATGTTCTGTTGCCTGCCAATTTCAATTCACGACCGAAGTAGTAAACTGGTACAGTGCCAATTGTTGAACCAGGTAGTTGAGCGGCTTTAGCCATGAAAGTAACTTTCTGGCCAGCAGCCGAACCATTGCTAGCAATAGTTGGAAAAACTAGAGTCACAGAAAACAGATTAGGACGGGCACCGTCACCAATCATATTCGCTCTAAATTCTGCTACATTAAATGCCATTTTTATCTCCTATTATTGTTTATTTATTAGACTGAACCAACGATAGTCCTAAAGTCAACACCCGTTGCAACAGCCACAAAATTCAACTGGATATAATTAACAGAACGAGCAGGCTTAATGTAGATATCGCCAACAAACTGGTTACTATCAATAACATTGGATGTGTTGTTGGTCGAATCACAAACAACTTTAAAGTCTGTGATACCACGGCGACCTTGAACATCTCTCAAGAATGGTGTTACCAAAGAAACAAATTGTGCTCGTGTAAATTCATCATTCAATTCGAATAGTGAATACTTTGCCGCAGTTGAAATTGATTTTTCCAAAACAATAAACAATCTACGAACATTAACTCTATCAAATGCTGATGGTTTGGCTTGCAAGGTTTTGTCACCAAACAATACTGTACCTTGACCAGGGAACGATACAACTGGATTAATACCTGCTGCATATATTGTGTCACGTTGAGTTTTTGATGGATTCCATGCCAACTTGATACAGTTCTTAATTGCACCACGATTGAAACCAGCTGGAGAGAACCAAGGATCTTTAACGGTATCTGTGTAAACACATAAACCAGCAATATCGGCATTCAAAGGAATATAACGATATGTTTGATTGTATCTGTCGTATTGATATTTCCAACCAGAATCGGCAACTGTGTATGAACCTGATGAAGCACTTGAACGTGACAAAGCATTGTTCCAAGAAACGATGTTTGTAGTTTCATTGCCAGATTGGTTAATCACATTTGCTGATGGAGGAGACACAAAAGCAATACAGTCAGCACGTGCTGCAGCAATATTATCAATGACATATTGTTGTGTTGCCAAATCAGCATCACCAGTAATTACTAATGAAATATCTGTTGTTTCTTTATTTGTGAATAGAGCGTAAGCATTTTGCAAATTGCCAGGCAAAGTTTGAACATCTGTGCCGCCAGTTAATCTCACGCCAAATACACCTGTTGGATAGTTACCAGTAGTGATTCTGATAAATGTTGTTGACGATGCTTGTCCCCAAGTTCCTGAAGTTGCAGCATAATCCATTGGATCCATTGCATAAACATACTTTGAGTTATTAAAAATAACTTGTTTATAGTAATTTGAAGATCCGTTATTTGTTGCATCACCAGCTTTTGACACAAATGGATATGTTTCTAAAACTGTATTTGCAGTTCCTGTGAATTTTCCACCAGCATCAATAACGACAATGTGCATTTCATCATTTGAACCACCAGCACCAGTAACAGCTGTAGATGTTCCTGGAACTGTTGAGAAGTAATTTTTGTATGACCAAGAATTAAACAAAGTGGTGTTCGCTGAATCAAAAACTTCCACACGAATTGAATTTCCTAAACCACCAGGATATCTTGCGGCAAATGATCCATATGTGTTATTGTTCGTATTGTTTAAATACGAAGCTTCATAAACATCTTCATTTTTAATTTGTACGGTTGTTGCACCTGTTGAATTAAGTGATGTTGTATTAGCCGCACGAACAACTTGTAAATTATTGCCGTAAGCTAAAAAGTTTGCAGCAGAAAAGAAAGATGTTGCAGTGTTTGCATCTGGACCACTTGGTGCAAATGTTTGTACCAATACAATTTCA